CAGGTAAACCGAGTCACCGCGATCGACGACACAACGTTCCCCTCGCAGCAGTTCTTATTCGACTCGCGATTCGATGTGCACATGGTGCGACCGATGCCAACGCATTCGGTTCCTGGATTAAACAGGTTCTAAAAAAATGTGGCCTCTAATTGCCGCGGTAGTCGGGGGCGGACTCGCGTTCTGGGGGCAAGAAAGAGCTAACGCCGCCAACGCTCGAGCAGCTCGCGAACAGATGGACTTTCAAGAAAAGATGGCCAACAGCAGTTGGCAGAGAGGAACGGCCGACATGCAAGCGGCCGGACTAAACCCAATGCTGGCGTATAGCCAAGGAGGCGCCGGAACACCAGGAGGCAGCAGCTACACCAATCAAAATTCTGCACTCAGCGCCGCATCACAGATCGCTGATATACAGCTCAAGGGAAAGCAGCTAGAGCAAATGGATGCTCAGACCAAGAGCGTGCAGAGCGACACAGCCGTTAAAAATCTCCAATGGACGATCGACAACATGCGCCGAGGAGACGCCCAACGGCTTCAAGAGTTCATGCAATACGTCGACAAGGACGGAAAACCTGTCTATGACAACGCCGGTCAGAAAACGGGAGCCATGCCGTACGCGATATGGCTGATGCAGCAGCAAGCAATCAGTCAGCTACGACAGAGCAACAGCGCCAGCGAGGCGAGCGAAGCAAGCGCGCAACTCATGAGATACGACTTCGGCAGAGCGCGCCGTGAATCAGAGATGTATAACAGCCGAGCGGGGCAATTCATTCCGTGGGTCACGAGCGCAGGCAAAGCAGCAAAAACCCTCAACGATTTTCGGAGTCTCATCCAGCGATGAAACGCGCATTCAAAGAGCAATTCAGCTACGACCCGGACGCCAACAGCGACGACAACTCGCACACGGTCACCAAGGAAGACGAAGACCGCACCGTCCAGAGCTACAAAGAGGACGCCGACATCAACGTGATGATTCGGCGATTCGGCATCAGCGCCGTAGCGAAGCCACAAGAGGCAGGGTTCTACGACTTCACCAACGCGCCGGCGGATTACATGGAGGCACTCAACGCGATCAACGAGGCCGACAGACGATTCGCGACAGTGCCGGCAGAGATCAGAGCTCGGCACGAGAACAACCCGGCCAAGTTCGCAGCATGGCTGCACGACGAGAACAACGCAGACGAGGCACGGAAGCTAGGGCTGCTTAAGCCGCTACCTGAGATCAGAAAGCCCATCGAAGTGCGGGTAATACCTGAACCGCAGGAAAAACCAATCGTGCCTCTGGCGGGCTCCTAGAGCCCTTAAAAACGGGGTCAGCCCTTGCGGTTGGCCCCGTTAGGAGCAACAGTCCAAAAGTCCTGTCACTCCACCAGTATTCTATCAAGGAAGGAATACTGGATCACCGAACGGCTAAGCCGTTCACCTCAGCGAGGTTAAGTCATGAAACGGTATCGACCGAACAAGCACCGTAGCACGCGCAGCTTCAACCACCAGCGCAGCCGCACACACCCGAAAAACATTCGGGCCCCAATGAGGGGCGGCTATCGCCTGTGAGCTGCTACTACCCGCTTTATGGCAAAGGAGCGGGACCCGGAAAGCCCTTGACAATGAGGGCAGCACTCGCACCGGCAACCGCCTATCAAGCGGAGCAGAACACGCGAGACGGCATCCAAATAATCCCCTGTGGAAAGTGCTACGGATGCCAAACCGACAAACGCCTTATGTGGACAATCAGAAACACACACGAGGCGAAAGAGCACCAGAACGTCACGTTCTTAACACTCACCTATGACGACGAGCATCTACCTTGGCACGGCTCGTTATCAAAAACCATCCTTCAGAAATTTCTAAAGAGGCTACGCCATGAGTGCGAGAGGGTTCACAACCCTAAGTACACTAATTCAAGAGTTAATAAGCTCGTGGCAGACTGCAAAAAAATTCGATTCTTCGCCGCAGGAGAGTACGGAACCACGAGCAAGAGAGCGCACTATCACGCGCTATTGTACGGGCTGTGGCCACAAGACGCAGAGAGGTACGGAAGCGACAGCTTCACTAGCGAGAGTCTGTCCAAATTGTGGACGGAAGGGTCACATCAGTTCAGTCGCGTAAATCCAGACCGGATCGCTTATGTCTGCGGGTACACCATCAAGAAGATGGGCAGCATCAGGGACAGGGAACCGTACACCGTAGAAGGCGTCGACACCGAGACCGGGGAAGTGGTCTATGCGCAGCGGCAACCCGAGTTTGCCGTAATGAGCAGAAGACCCGGAATCGGCAGCAAATGGTTCGAGAAATATGAACGCGACCTCAGACGCGGATTCCTCCACCACGAAGGCAGCAAGGTCACGATACCGAGATTTTACGAGCGCAAATACCAAGACCGTCATCCCGAGGAGGTAGAAGAACGACGAAAACTTAGAGAGCAGCTCCGGGAGCAAAAAAACCCCGTCGAGCAAACGATCAAACGCCTCAGAGTGAAAGAAAAAGTCAAAAAGGGTAAGGACGAGGCGTACAAACCGAAGAGATACCAAAGTCTGTAGTTCGTATAAGATGTAATGAGTAAACCTATAATGGAGAATTCAAATGGTAGAACGCATCTATGCAATCTATGACAAACAGGCCCAACAGATTCTGAAGGGCCAAGTATCGTTCGTATTGATGTTCCCGAACGATGCCGTAGCAAGAAGGACGTTCACAGAAGTAGTAATGGACAAGAGCACACCGATGGCGAAGTATCCGGATGACTATGTACTACTGCACACCGGATCAATCAACATCGAGACGGGGGAGATGGTCCCCGCGAGCCCCCTCGGATTACCACCCGCGCTAGACCTACAGTGTCATATCATGACCGCGCGCGATGTGGTACAACTCCAACTCCAACTTGAGAGAGAGTCGCCGTCAACGTTGCCCTCGCAAACAGCCGCGAGCGCAACGCCGCCGACGACTGATAAGGAGCGAAAAATACAAAAACAGAGAAAAAACACAGAGTAAACGAGAAAGAGAAAACTTAAAACAGAACACAAAAAGCAAAGGCAATAACAACTAGGAGACTAATATGCCAGCTTATGAATACCAGTTCAGCAATAAATCAGTAGACGTAAGCAGATTCAGCATGGTACCGCTACCGCAGGTACCCAGAAGCGCGTTCGTCCTCGCGACGACGCACAAAACCACCTTCACGGGAGCACGACTCATCCCGGTCTTCCTCCAGGAAGTACTACCAGGCGATGCCTGGAGGGTCAAAGGCACGATGTTCGCCCGCATGAGCACAATGTTATTCCCAATCATGGATAACCTCCATTTAGACTCGTTTTGGTTCTTTGTCCCGAACCGACTCGTCTGGGAGAATTGGGAAAAGTTCATGGGGGCGCAGGAAGATCCAGACGACAGCGTCGATTACCTCATCCCACAAAAGCATTTCACAGTCAACACGACAGCGAGCCTCGCCGATTACTTCGGCATTCCAGTAGGAGCACAACTCAGCGGAACCGACTTTAGCGTTTCAGCATTACCATTCCGTGCATACAACCTCATCTACAACGAATGGTTCCGCGATGAAAACCTCCAAAACTCGCTCGTGTTCGATAAGTCCGACGGTCCTGACGTCACCACCTACATTCCACAGCGCCGAGGCAAACGACACGACTATTTCACCAGCGCCCTACCGTGGCCACTCAAGGGAGGCGTTGACGTACGCCTACCATTGGGCACGAGCGCACCGGTTACCGGAATTGGAATATTTCCTGGAGTGGCTTTCACCAGCACACCAACGGGAACGGTCCGTGACTCATACGGCCCAGGTTCGCCGGTAGCCGATCCAACAGACGGATACGCAACAGGCTATACACAGTTCGACACACACAACCAACTCGCGATCAAGACCACCGCGATTAGCGGAGTCAATTACCCAGATGTCAAAGCGGACCTCAGCGCAGCGACCAGCGCAACCATCAACGCGCTCAGACAAGCGTTCGCAACACAGCAATACTTGGAAGCCAACGCACGAGGCGGCACCCGCTATACAGAAATCCTCAGAGCGCGCTTTGGCGTTGCTAGCCCAGACGCTCGGCTCCAAAGACCTGAATTCCTGGGCGGAGCATCAACGCCTATCCACGTCACGCCCATCGCGCAGACAGCACCAGCAAGCGACACGAGCGGCCCGCTCGCAAGCCTCGGCGGTACTGGCACAGTGGTACACCAAAGCGGATTCGGACAGTCGTTCGTAGAGCACGGTTACCTCATGTGCATGGTAATGGTCAGAGCAGACCTGACCTATCAGCAGGGTATCGAGCGGCACTGGCGACGCAGCACGGTATACGACTTCTATGCTCCGGAATTCGCCCACTTGGGAGAGCAAGGAATCCGTCGCCAAGAGATCTACGCGACGGGCGACCCAACCAACGACGAAGAAATTTTCGGCTATACGCCGCGTTGGGAGGAGTATCGGCACATCCCGTCGAAGATCACAGGAATGTTCCGGAGCGCAGCAACAGGAACCCTGGACGCATGGCACCTCAGTCAAAACTTCACAAGCGCGCCAACGCTCAGCTCGGGCTTCATTCGCGACGAAACCGACGTGCAGGTAAACCGAGTCACCGCGATCGACGACACAACGTTCCCCTCGCAGCAGTTCTTATTCGACTCGCGATTCGATGTGCACATGGTGCGACCGATGCCAACGCATTCGGTTCCTGGATTAA